CCTCAATGATCCGGCACTCGTTGGTGGTGCTCACGTGGCCCAGCGCACACCGCAGCAGGTGGGGCGCCGTGGTGGCCGTCTGTCGGGTCGTGCTGGTGGTCCCAGCTGCCGTGATCGTGCCGGTGCTTACCGTGGCCGCAGTGCCGGCCCGCACCACGCTGAAGGAGGCATTGATCGTCTGCCCGGTGCCGCCCGCGCCGTCCTCAGAATCGCTGACGAAGATCCGATCGCTGGGGCTGCGGCCGGAGCAGATCGCCAGGGCTGAGCCGACCTTGTAGAGATCGCCTACCACGATCGCGTCGTCCCAGGCCTTTTGCCGGCCGGCGACGGTGCTGGCCACGTCGGCAGCGGTTTCCTGTGCTGCGTCAAGACCCTCGATCGGGAACACGATCAACGCCTGCAGCCGCCGCGGGCTGGTCAGGGCGTTGACCGGGCCGGAGTCTTCATCTACGTCGCCTTCAAAGGTGTACTGATCGGTGCCTTTTTTCTGGACCGTGATCGTAACGTTGAACTTGGATTGGATCGTCTGGCGGCTCTGTCCTGTCAGGCCGTTGTCCACCTCGATCAGGTACTCCACCAGGTACTGGCCAGCGGCGGCATCCTCGTTGATCAGCAAAGTCCGCACTGAGTCCACGTCGAAGGTGGCCGTCACCTCTACCTGATCAGTGCCGAGTGTCACGCTGCTCACCGTCATGCGAGCCGCGAAATCAAACCCGGTGATCCGATCCTCGGTGTCCTCCTCGTAGATTTTCGGGGCTGACTGCAGCACCACCGCAGAGGTCCAGGTGGCGCCACCCTGCGCGCTCTGGAACGTTGTCTCGTAATCGCTGCTGCGGTCGAGCCGATAGGTGAACGAGTCGCCCAGGCCAAACGACCCAGAGATCACGCCGGAGCGGGTTGAGTAGAACGCTGATTCCTTCGCCCGCTGCACCACCACGGACTGATCAATGTCGCAGGCGACGATCGCGTTACCGCTGCTGCCGATGGGCCGCAGCCGGGCGGTGAACTGCGGCCGGAGTTGCGGATTGAGCTTGAATCCCAGGTTGTTGCCAATCAGGCCGTAGACGCCGAACGTGGTACTGGTGGACGGCTTGCTGGTGGCGCTGAAGACCGCCTGATAGGTGTTGCCCAGACCTCGGGCCATGAACACGTCTGCGCCGCCGTCGTTCTCTGCGTTGCCGATGTCGTTCGCAGCAGTGCGGCCGGCGATGCGGTCAGTCGATCGGATCCGGCCGCCGTCCGGGCGGTGGTAGATCGTGATGCGGGCGCTACTGCTGTTGGCGCCGCTGCTGCCCAGGTCGTAGGTGCCGATGGTGCTGTCACCGATGGCAAACCCGTTGGGGTCGATTCCCGCCAGCCGGCCCTCACCGAGCATGAAAACAGCGCGGAGCATCTGACTGCCGCCCAGGCTCCAGATTTGCGACCACAGCAGGGTGGCGTTCACCCGCACACCGCCATAGGCCACGCCGTCGATGGTCTCGCGGTGGGCATAGACCACGGGGATCGCCTCACCGATCGCCGCCACGTCCTGGACTGCATCAAACCCGCCACGGGGCGCCAGGGATTGGATGCTGGTTTGGTTGCGGCCCTGCAGCTGCCGTTGACCCAGCTCTGCGCCGCGGCGGTTGCGGGGGGCGCCAGGGGCCAGCAGGACGCTGATCAGCTGGGCGCCGATGCTGATAGCCGTAGTGACCAGCACCACGATCTGAGCAGCGGTGAACTCGATGCCAGCCGTTACCGCAGGCTTGGGCGCCTCTGCTGCACGCTTGCGGACCTCATCGCGCCAGATCTCGTACTGCTCATCGCTCAGGCCCAGCAGCTCAGCCAGATAGCGATCAGATGGCAGCATCGCGGGGCCTCCAGTATTCGAGGGGCATGAGCTGGCCGGCGACCTCCAGCGGCAGCCACTGCGCCCCACGGCGATGATGCACGATCAGCAGGCCGTCATCCACCACCACGCCAACGCCGAGACCCAGGGGCTGGCGGTGGAGCGCCAGCGCGTACTGCTCCAGTCTGTGGGGGACCATCAGGCGCCTCCATTCCCGCTGCAGCTGATCCCATTGCCCGGCGGCGGCCATGGCGAACCACTGCGGATCCAGATCGGGCATGGCTAGGCCAGCGGATCGGCGGACCTTGGCGGCCATCACCAGGCAGCAGATGCCCTCGCCGTCGTCCGGGTCGGCGCCGATCACATGCGGCAGGCGGGCGCTTACCCAGGCGGGCCAGTCTGCGGTCATTGCAGCGTCAGATTCCCGCTGGTAGGCAGCGCACCCACCAGCACCTGGCTCAGCACTCTGCCGCCGGGCGCCTTGACGGCATCGAGCGGGCTGGCCAGCTGGAGCTTGGCGATCGGCTCGCTGGTGTCGCTCTGCAGCTGCTGCGCCGCCCAGTATTCCGTGGTGAGCAAGACGCCGAGGCTCTGGTCAGCCCGGTTGACCTTGACGGATCGCACCTCCAGCAACCACTCCTGCTGGCTGGCCTCGGCAAACACGTTCAGCGTCAGAGCTGAGGTCGCCGCAGCGATCACCGCCTCGGATCGATCACCGCCCCGGGTGCTGGAGTTGGTGGCCACCGCCACCGGCAGGTGGGGGTAATTCTGGCCGTTGTGCGCGATGGTCTGGCCGATGAAGTAGTTCTGGGCCAGCCAGGTGGTATAGGTGCCATCCCGGCGCTTGAACCGCAGGAAGTTGCAGAGCTCCATCAGCTCAGTCCTGCCTGCCGCCTGGCGGTGGGGTTGTTGGTGATGCGTTTCTGGGCCAGTGCGGCGCCTTGCTTGGCAGACTCGCGGCCGATCCGTTGCGCCTCATCCTTGGTGACGAAATCAAGCTCGCCAATCTGCACAGTCTCGAATCGGATAAGGCCATTGCCGCCGGCCGCACCACCACCAGCCGCTGCGGATCCATCCATGCCACCCCGCTGGAATGGCACGCTCAGGCCCTCCATGCCGCGCTGGAACGGCACGCTTAGGCCGCTGCTGGAGCTGGAGCCGCCGCCCTGCTGGGAGGTCTTGGCAGCGGTGGCAGCGGTGGCCTGGAACGGCACCGACAGGCCCCGCAGGCTGGCGTTGTTGATCGCCTCCAGCGCTTCGGTGGCCTCAGCCGGGATGATGCTGCCGGCCTGATAGGGCACGAACAGCTCGGGGCCGTTTTCGCCGACTGGATAGGGGCGACCGGCTGAGACGCCGCCGCCGAGAGCGCGGCCGAAGAACGGGATGCCGGTGTCGCCGGCTGCGAATCCGCCTGGGTCAAAGCCGAGTGCAGGGCTGATGCCGCCCTGCCCACCCGCGGCAAACGTCGAACCACCACCAGCCACCGCACCCAGCGCCTTCAGGATGGTCTGCAGCGCGATCATGGCCATCTGCTTGGCGATGATCTCTGCGGCCATCTGCGCGAAGCCCTGGGCCACGTCCTCGAAGAATCCGGCCAGCACCTGCCGGGCGCTTGCTGCGCCGCTGATCAGGTCGCGGAACGCATTGCCGAACGCCCCGCCGATCGTCTCGGCAGACTTGCCCGCCAGGGTGGCGATGCTGGTCATTTCGGCTAGGTCGTCTTTCAGGGTGGCGATCTGGGCCTCGATCGCCATGCCCTGGGTCTGGAAGGCGGCTGGCTCGGCGGCCTGTCTGGTCAGCTGCTGCATCATGCGCACCCGTTCGGCCATCAGGTCGTTGATGTCCTGTTCGGCCTTGACCTGGGCGTTCTTTAGGGCCTGCTGTTTTTCCGATTCGATCCGCGCCAGCTGTTGCTCAGCGTTGTAATCGATGCCCAGCTCGACCAGCTGTTTCTCCAGCTCCTGAAACTCTCTCTTGGCCTGAATCGCCCTGTCATTGATCTCCAGCTGCTCGAAGGCGTACTCCAGCCGGCGGCGATCAAGATCAGTTGTTGCGCCCAGTAGCTCGCTTTCCTGGTTGAGCTTGACGACAGCCTGGGTCCTGGCCTCGATGAACTTTTCGAGCTCGGCGGTGGTGGCTTGTTGGCGTTCGCGGAGTTGCTCGGCGGCTTGCTGCGCCTCTTCGTAACCCGCAGTCGTGGCCTGTGCTTGTTCGACTGCCCCAAATCCGACGTTCTCCATCGATCCGCCGAAGAACGTGCTCAACGCCTTTTGGCGATGGGGGCCCATGTTGTTGACCCCGCTCACCGCGCTGGTGCCGAATGAGTCGCGGGCGTTGCGGTTGGCCTTCGGGTTGCCCGCCAGCACCGTGGTGTAGAGGTCCAGCAGACTGGCGCCCTGAGTGCTCATGCCGACGCCCTTGAACCGGTCCTGGAAGTACCGGACGACGGGCCCCATCACTTGCTCCTCAAACGACTGGTTTGGGCTGGCCCCGTACTTCTGCCGTTCTGGAGCACCGAACTGGATCAGCCCCATGTAGTTGTTGCCAGTGCCGCCACGAATGGACGGGCTGAAGGTGCCAGCCGTCTCAAAGCTGATGATCGTCGCCAGGTCGAGCGGGCTGACGCCGAGCTTCTGAGCTGCGGCGACCAGCGCTCTGCCGCGGCTGGACAGCTCGAACTTTGGAGCGGATCCCGCCGAGCCACCACCACCAGCCGCGCCCCCACCCCCACCACCCCCACCAGGCAGCGCAGGCGCCGGGGGGGCGCCGGGGAGGGTGCCGGGGATTGGGGCAGTGGCGGGGAGTGCCGCGGCCTGGGGCGCTGCGCTGGGGCGGAAGTTCAGCGCCTGCTCCATGGCGCCGGCCATGTCCACGCCCAGCAGCTTGAGGATGCCTTGCATGGGGTTGAGCTGGCCCAGCATCTGAGAGATCAGCCGGCCCCAGTTGATCCCGATCGACTCGAACACTCCGCCGAAGATGGACTGAATGTTGATTCCCAGCTGCCTGAAGGCCGCGTCCACCGGGTTGAGCGTGTTCAGTAGGTTCTGCATTGCCTGCCGACCGACCGACTCCACGGCTCGGAATGCGTTCACCGCGAAGTTGCGGACGCTGGCGATGACCGCCTGGGCCCTGGCCGCCGCCGCCTGAACGTCTCGCTGCAGCGCCTGGAAAAACACCCCAAACCGGGCCGGGATCGTATTCACGAACTCCCGGAACGGCTCGTTAAACTTGTAGGCCGCCGCCGTGGCCGCCGCAATGCCCGCCGCTGCCAATGCCCAGGGCCCCAGCACCGCCAGGTTCAGAGCAACGGCAGCATTCCTTGCAACGGTCGCCGCTGCGCTGAAATTGGTCAGCCCCGCAATCGCCGCCTTCGCCCCGCTCACGCCGCCCACCAGCGCCAGCGCGCCAGACACAGCATTCACCGCCACCACCAGCCCCAAGGTGCTGATCCCTGCGGCAGCAGCGGCAGCGCCGATATTCCTGATCGGATCAGGCAGTTTCATTGCCGCGCTGATCGCCAGGTTGAACGTGTCAATCAACGGCTTCATTGCCGCGCCGATCATCCCGCCGATCTGATTGGCCAGGTATTCGACGTTGCCACCGGCCACCACGATGGAGTAGTTGAAACCCTGCATCTTTTTCTGGGTTTCTTCGGCTACCCCGCCAGCGTTACGGACGAACCCGAACATCTCCTGAATCTTGGATTCAGTGAAGTTCATCGTTGCGAGGAACTTGCTGGCGGCCTCTGTGCCAAACAGCGCCTTTGCCAAGATCGCCTGATCGCTGATGCTCAGCTTTGCAAAGCTATCTTTGAGCGCCAGGATCACCTGATCCATTGGCTTGAGCTTGCCTTGGGTGTCTAGGATCTGGGCGCCCAGTACATCCATCGCCTTGCCCAGCAGCGCGTTGCCTCTGGTCAGGCTCTGGATTTCCTCATCGGCGCCGCCGGCTGCGGTCTGCAATCTGAACAGGCCCATCCTCAGGCCGGTGCCAGCGTCGCTGCCGCGGATGCCTGCGTTGGCCATCAGGCCCAAGGTGGCGGCCAGATCCTCAATGGAGACACCCAGTGTCTTGGCAACCGGCGCGCTGTATTTCATCGCCTCGCCTACATCGAGCACTCCCTGGTTGGACTTGTTCGCCGCCTGCGTGAGGATGTCAACGACTCGATTGACCTGGCTGGTCTCCAGGCCGAACGCCCGCATGTTGTCGGCAGCGATGCTGCCCATCTCCTCGAACGACACCGCCGTGGCCTCAGCGCCGCGCACGATGCCCGCCAGGGACTGTGTGGTCTCCTGTGCGCTGAATCCCGCCCGGCTCAGTGACGTGGCCAGCGCTGCCACTTCTGTGGGCGTGCCAGCCGCCACAGCGGCGACCTTCTCAATCTCCTTCTGCAGCACGCTGAACGATCCAGCGCCGCCTTCAATGGCCGCCGCCTTGCGCACCTCAGCGTCGAACTTGCCGGCCTGCATCGTGATCTGCTGCAGCCCGCGGCCGATCCCTGCCGCTGCCAGGCCTGTGGCGAGCTTCTTGCCCAGCGAATCACCGGCAGCGGTGGCCGTGGTGTCGAGGCCCCGCAGCTTCCCTTCGAGCTTCTGGATCTCGGCGCCGTACCGCTGAAACTCCCGGCTGCCGATCTTGGCCTGCTCCTGCAGCCCACGGAATGCGCCGATGCTGCTGCGGATCCCGGCGATCGTGCTGTCATTGGCGCGGGCGAACTGGAACGTCGCTGCACGCAGCGTGCTCATTTCGCGGGCCGTGGTCTGGCTGCCCTTTGCCAGATCCTGCAGCGACCGCTGCACCTTCGTGATATTCGCCCCGCCCTTCACTTCGGCTGACAGCCGGATGGCGGTATCCAGGCTCATCCGGGCCATGTGTTATCCGATCGCCAGTCCTAGGGTCAGGCTATGGATCGCGCCGCCCCCAGATACTCCCGCTCGATCAACCGCAGATCCTCCAGCAACCACACCCTGTCCCGGCGCTTCACGCCCTCATCCTTGGCGCATTGGATGAACACCCCGTAGTCCAATCCCACAGGGCCATTCATCCCCACCCGCCACTGGGTCTGCAGCTTCAGGAACCACGCCAGCGCTTCGCAGTTTTCCGGCAGGATCCCGAACGTCTTGGGCCGCTGCTCTGCCTCGGGCACCGCCAGGCCGAACATGGCCGCAGCGTCAACCGCGTCCTTGCCGTCGTCAGCCTCGCCTTTCGCGGCGCCAGCGAGGAACAGCGCCGCGTCGATCAGTTTTTTGCGCGGAAGCCTCCTTGCTTGGCGGCGGACTTGGCGGGCTCGCCGGCGGCGCTGGGCTTGCCGATACTGGCGACCCAGGCATTGAAGATCGCCGACGCAGCGCCCTGCATCCGCAGCATCTTGGCCTTGGCAGCATCGGTGAACTCGACAGGCTCGCCAGCCTCGTCCACCACCTCTTCACCCCAGCCGCAGAGCACCTCGGCGGCCAGATCCTCATAGGTGCACGGCAGCGGCTCAGTGAGCACCTCCAGGTCATTGCTGCCCCGGTAGCTCTGCAGCGCCTCGTAGCGCTTGATGGTGGCCACGATCAGCGCATTGTGCTGCTCGTTGAGATCGTCGCAATCCTCCTGGTCCAGCACCCGGAAATGGGCGGTGAAGGTGTAGGCCTTCTTTAGGCCCGCCTTCACCGGCAGATCAACCGATACCGGCCACTCGATGTAGTCCGGCTCGTACAGATGGAACATGGCGAATCAGAAGAAAACAAGGCGGGTTTCGTCGTTGCCGGCTGCGGACTTGGGCAGCGCGGTAAATGGGATCTGCAGCATGCTGACCCCGTCAGAATCAGGGAACGAGAGGTCGCCGCTGATCGCTGCCTTGGGGCAGAAGAAAATGGAGCTTTCGTTGGCCGTCGTGCCCTGCTGCACAACGAACGGGCCATCGCTGGCGCCGCTGTTGTCAGCCGCAGCGGTGAAGAAGTTCTTCGTCGCCACAGGCGGGTTTTCGATCGTGATCGTCCCGTTTGGATTGGGGCGGTCGGTGATGCGGGCGTGAGGTTCGCAGCCGATCAGCGAGCGGAACACGGCCGACAGGCCCCAGTCGAAGGTGAAGCCTTCGGAGCAGGGATTGAAGCCCTGGAACCGCAACGCCTTGGTGTGGGTCGGGGTGACGGGCACCGGCTCGGCCTGGTTGCTGTAGATGAATCCTTCAGCGCTCTTTGCGGTGGGGGTGGTGTAGCGGCCGACGCCGGTGATGGTGAAGGTGCCGTAACCGTTCAGCGTGCTGTTGAGGGCCGGACTGCCGCGGAATCCATCAATTCGGTGAACGTTGACGCCATCCTTGACCGCCACGATGGTGCAGCTGCTGCCGTTGCCGAACGTGCTGATCGGCTGCAGCAGGGACAGCGCGGGGATCTTGTAGCCCACTGCGCCGCCGGTGAACGATGCGGTGGAAGGAGCCACCGTCACCTGCCTGGTGGCCCCGTCGTGCGCCACGATCACGCCTTTGTGGCCCGTGTTGGCGCCGCTGGTGATTTCGATTGGCAGGCCCAGGTAAGCGTCGCTTGCGGGGTTGCTGCCGCCCAGGTCCGCCAGGGTGAGGGTGTTGGCGCCGCCTGCGGTGGCCGTACCGGTCAGTTCGGCGAATGCCGAGACGTTCATACCGGCTGCCTGCAGCAGTGGCGTGAACCGGGGGGCGGTGGCTGCAACGCCAGAGCCGCCCCACTCGAATGTCACCGTGACGGCGACGTGCTCATTGGTCAGCGGCTGGCGGTCGGCGCCGAGGAACCCCTTGATTAGGGCCCGCTCCACGCGAGTACCGGTGATCGGGTTGATCTCCAGCGACACGATCTTCACCGCGTCGGTGTTGGCGATCGAGCTGGCCAGGGTGCCGTAGCTGGTCTCGGCCTTCACCAGCGCGAAGCTGTTGCGAATCAGGAGAGCTGTCATTAGTCCTTGGCCTTCGGCGCGGGTTGGGGCTTGGCGGGCTCAGGCTTGGGCGCCTCAGCAGCGGGCACCATCTGGCCACTGGGGAGCATCACGAACTCCCCGGACAGGCCGTGGTGCTCATAGTGTTGGTCGGCCGCCATGGTTGGGGGTGAGCTTCCGTACCCTCAGGCTATGGAGCCGCGTTGATTGCGTCGTCGCGGGTGCGATAGCGGATCAGGAAACGGTGCTGCATCCAGCCAGCAGTGGCGTCGGCCTGCTCATATTCCGGCCGCCAGCCATCGGGCTGCACGTCCTGAGCCAGGCCGCCAAGGGTGCGATCGCTCATCATGCGGGCGTGCACGTCTACGCCGATCGGGTCTGCCAGCTGGTCGGGCACGTCGCCGCGCACGTAGATTTCGATCATCACCGGCAGCGCCTGATCCAGCCGTCCCAGGCTGGCGCCCGTGGTGCGCGGGGCGTTCACCGGGTTGTCCTCGCCGGGGCTGACGATCAGCGCCGGGGCCTCCGACCTAGAGAGCGCCTGCACCCGGCTGCGGTAGATCCTGATGCCGACCTGCACCGTGCCGGGCAGGGTGACGGTGTGGATGTGGTTCAGGATCCTTTCACGAACGCTGGGGGTGGTCATGGGTCAGTCCGGCTCCGATACACCCGCCCGCTCACGCCGCTGGTGGCCGCCAGGGTGGTGTCGATGTGGGCGAGGATTTGTTCGCGTTTGGTGGTGGTCATGGGTGGGGCGTTGTAGCCGGGGGCGCTACGGGGGCTATTCTGTACTTGGCTCTGGGCGGTTGTAAGCCAACAGCACAGGAATCCGCTCAGCAGCGATCAGCCCAGCGGCGGCCAGTGCCTGTAGGCCGGACTCCAGCCGGGGATCGTCAAGAGCCACCGTGGGAGTGCTCGTGAGCTCATCCACCCGGGCAGCCACCTCTGGGGACTGCTCGGCAGCGGCGAGGATCGTCACGTATTCAGCGGCAGTCAATCGGTGGATGAATGCAGAGCTGGTGATCAACCCAATGCGGCCCAGGTCGGCATAGATGCGGCCTTGGTGTTTCAGGAACTCCAGCGCAAGCTGCTCGGGCGTCGTGCCGTTGTGGTTGGCGGCTTCAACCCAGCCATCAATCAGGCGGGAATCGGAAAGGGTGATGGTTAGGATAGAGAGTGTCATCAGGATAACCGGTAGGTGGCATAGGTGTTGGCCGCCGTGCGCCGCGTGGCAAAGCGACCGGCTGTGCCAGCGGCCACTGCATCAGCCCCCACAATCGTGTGATCTGTGTTGGCGAGGATTGTTGCCGCATTGCTGCCGGTGTTGATCACGCTCCACTCAAATGTGAGATTGTCGGCGTTGGCTGCAAACCCGCCCTCCACGTTGGCACCAGTGGGCAGCGTCATGGCCACTGGTGCAGCCGTTGTGGTTGTGATGATGCCGTCTTGGATGTTGGCGATCGTCAGCGTTGCCGTGGCGTTGACTGCGGCAGGGGCAGGTTGCGAATAGCGGTAGTAGCCGTCGCGGCTGATCTGAACGCGGGTGATGCCGTCCGTCTGCCACTCCAGTGCGCGGGCGGTGCCGCCTGCCGAGCCTTTCTCGGTGCCGACGCGGAATGTAGGAGTGCCACCTGTGAGCGTGGTGGAGAGTACCGTTTGCGATTCACTGACGACGTAAGTGCCAGTCCCGCCAGTGCCTGTACCCAGCGCCGTGATGCGGGTGCCTGGGGCAACGTTAACGCCGGTGATAATCTGCCCGACAGTTAAGGCGCCGCTGGTGACGGCGGTAACCGTCAGCACATTGGTGACGGAGATAGAACCGGTGAATACAGCATCAGATGTGCTGCGCTCCCAAGAGGCCTTACCTAGCTCAAAGTTGGTGGTGCTAGCAAAGGCGCCATAGATACGGAAGGTTTGGGCACTATTAGCGCGACGTTGAGCGAGGATATTATTTGCATCACGAATTATAGTTGCGCCCAATAAGTCCAAGCCTCCAGCTGCGTGTACGATGAGAGCTTGAGCCCCAAACGCAGCGCCATAAAATTGAAGAATTGTGCTACCAGCGCATCTTAATGTTCCTTGCGCGGTGGAGCCTTGTATGTCGAGATCTCCAGCGGATCCCGAGGAAAACCTAAGACGCGTAACTCCATTGACTTGCAAATCCAGCAGGTTCCCGGTAAACCCGTTTGGCGCATTAACGCCAAACCCCGTGCCAGCAGTGCTCCAGCTTGTTGACGTGGTGCCAGTTGGTTCAATCAGTAACGCTGGCCTGGTGGTTGTGCTGGTGCCGCCCGTGAACCACGTCCCAGTCAGTGCCATCGGCGGCGTGTTAGCCGCACCATTCGCCACCAGGATCAGCCTCGCCAGCGTCACGGCGCCCGTGGCGCCATCCACGCTGCTGTTGGGGATCGCGCCCAGCGCGTTGCTGTTGCGGTACTGAATCTCGGTGCCGCTGCCTGCAGGGGTCGCACCAGCCTCAACCGTGGCCCAGGTGCCGTCGTCCTTAAGGTACTTCCCGCTTGGGGTGCCTGTTGCCGGCGCCAAACCCGCCGTAGTCGTGGAGACCACTCCGGGCAATCCCGACAGGTTGCTGTAAGCGATCTGCGCCCCATCGCCGCCGTTGTGGTCGTGGCTGTTGCCGTTGGTCACACCCTGCGCGGCAGGTGCGAAGTCGCCGGTGTTGGCTGCTGCTGCGGTGCCCAGGCCCAGCAGCGTGCGCTGTGCGGCCGCGTCGAGGGCCTCCACCATGGCGCGGCCTGCCGCGGTGCTTGCGCCGGTCCACCAGGCAACAATCGCCTGCCGCACCCGTTGCGCCGTGAACGCCCGCCGGGTGGCTGCCGTGCCGGTTTCTGTCTCCGCTTGGCTGATCGTGCTGGCGATCCACTCTCGGGCGTCGGCCAGGCGGGCATCGCTCGCTCCCACGTAAGCCGCATCGCCCTCGGCGGCAGTCAGGTAGCCAGGATGCGGGTCTGCAGCTGCTACGTGGGCAGCCACAGCACTGCTGATCGCGCCAGCCGCCAGATTCGCAATATCTTGGGTGGTGGCGTCCTTCGTCGCCCCAGCCTGATCCATCGGTACCCGCTCGGTTCCATCAAGCGGGGTCGTGGCGTTTGGCAGGCCTGTGATCGTGGTTTCAGCCATGCCTACAGAATGCGGAGTTGCTTGTTATTCAGAGTCGTGATCCGCAGGCCGCTCAGCGTCACCAGGTAGGTGGCGACCTCTTGAATCTGCTCCAGCACCATCACGCAGAACCGGCCATCAGCCAGCTTCAGCGGTTCGTGCTGCAGCTTGTACGTCAATCCCTCGTGCTGCACCTGGTCGCCATACTGCAGGGCGCCGAACTGATCGGTCCTGGCGGTGATCGCATAATCCACCGTCACCACCTGATCATTCATGATGATCTGGCTGGCGCGGTCCATGATGCCCAAACCAACAACGGCCCCAGCAGTGACGCTGGAGCCGAAGTCAGCCAGCAGGAAATCATCGGGGATTTCCTGGATCATGGTCAGACCGCGTAACGGGCGCCGCCGACTGCTACGCAGGTGACAGTGGCGGAGTAGCTGCCGGTTTCATCGGTGAAGGCCAGCCGCACGAACTTGCCCACCTGGTCGCGGGGGATCGACAGCTTCTGCAGGGCGGCAGTGCTGCCCAGGTCGGTGAATGCACCACCCGGCACATCCGTAGCATCGCTGCCGTCAGAGGCATTGCCGGATTGCACCTTCACCTTGATCGCGGTGCTGGATGCACTGGCGGCGGCATACAGCAGCAGCAGCAGATCACCATCCACAGCGCTCACGTCTACCGCGGTGGTGTTGCCCGCGGCGTCGCGGGTGGCAGGAGCCAGGATGGTGAATGCCTGGAGTTGCTCCAGGGCTCTGAGTTCAATGGCCATTGATCAATCCTCCGGGGTGGGGTCAGGGGTGGAAGTCTTTGCAGAGCGCCGCAACTTGGGTGGACAGGCCGGGGCGGGCTCAGGTTCAGGCTCTGGCGCAATTGAGGCCATGCCCAGCGCCAGCAGCTCGTTGGCGACGCCTTGCGGAAGGTCGGCCACCTCACCCATGGAGAGGTGGCGACCGTCTGCTCTGCAGTTCGAGAGAATCTGCAGCCTCATGATCAGGTGCCCAGAGCGAAGGACTGCGGGCGGCGCACCGCCACGTCGAAGTCCTGGTGGACATTCAGGATCGTCTGGCCAGATGCCGCCTGGGTGACCGAATCCACGATTAGATCGAGCCCAGACCACATGCCCACCACGCAGTCGGCAAAATTACCGAAGAGTACGTCGTTGAGCTGCATCTGGTTGCTTACCACTACCGGGTAGCCGTTCACCTGACCGGCGTCGGTCATGATGTAGTCGGAGCCAGCGGCGGAGGCCCGCAGGGTCTGCTTGAGAGCGCCCTTCACCACGCTATTCATGATGTAGCGCATCGAACCGTCGTCGAGGTTGTCGATCGCCAGTTCGGTCTCCAGGTCCACGTAGTTGTCCCACTCGCCACAAGTCAGGCTGGTAGGAGCGCCACCCAGGCTGACGGGGAACGCCTTGCTTTTGCCGTTGGTTAGCGTCACCGAGCCGATGCCGGTGGTGTTGATGATGCCC